ACCAGCAGCTTTCTTTGGTACAGACAACAATACAGACTTATTAGAAATAGCAGCCCATAATACAACCCCTATACACTTTGGTAGTGGGCTTAAAGTAACAACCAACAATAATATGACGTTTGAACCAGATACGTCTTTAATAATTAACTTAGTTTATAGAATAATAAAATTATAATGGCAGATAAAAGAGTAGCATTAGACTTAATAATCAATCTCCAGAAAGGAGATATGACAATAGAGGAACTTAACGAGCAATTAGAAGAGGCTAAAAAGTTATTAGACGATATGGGTGACGACGGCAGCGATGAATTTAAAGCGTTAAGCCAAGCTGCATCTGATACAGAAAAGCAGATTGAGACTATGAATGGCGAGTTGAAAAAGACCAAAAAAGGTTTTGAAGATACTGCTGATGCTCAAAAAGAAGCTGGAAAAATGAGTGGGGTATTCTCTAAAGGTTTAAAAGCTGTTGGGACTGGTTTAAAAGCGTTAGGGATTGGTATTGTAGTAGGTGCTATTAAGTTGTTTTATGACGCTATCTCTAAGAATCAAAAAATAATGGACGCTCTCAGTACGGCTTTAGGTACTGTCGGTGTATTGTTTGAGAAACTTTTTGGAGTTGTATTTAATACTTTTGAGGCTGTATCTAAAGCAAGTAATGGCTTTAGTGGATTAACTGCTGTTATGAAAGGGCTACTAACTATTGCTGTAACTCCTTTAAAACTTGCGTTTGATGCTATTGTACTAACTCTAAAACAAGCCCAGTTAGCTTGGGAGCAATCTCCTTTCGGTGGTAAGGATCAAGAAAAGATAAAACAACTCACAAAAGATGTTAAAGATACCCAAGAGTCAATCAAAAAGACAGCAGAGGAAGCAGTTAAATCTGGTAAGAGTGTAGTTGATAATATGGGCAAAGCAGTTACTGAAATTGGTGGCGTTGTCGGTGGAGTTGTAGAGGGTGTACAAGAGATTAGCGTTAAGGGTGCTTTTGAGATAGCCAAAGCAAATACGGAGCTTAAAAACTCAGCAGCCATAGCCGCAGCTCAGCAAGGTTTATTAGTTGAAAAATTTGATATACAAGCAGAGAAACAAAGACAGATAAGAGACGAGGAGCGTAATAGTTTATCAGAACGTAAGAAAGCTAATGACGAGTTAGGTAAAATATTAGACGAGCAAGAAAAAGCAATGATTGCTCAAGCTGATTTGCAAGTAGCAGCAGCACAACAAGCAGTAGCTGCCAACAAAAATACTGAAACACAAACTGCATTAATAGAGGCGTTAGCAAATAAGCAAGGAGTATTAGCACAAGTAGAGGGCTTTAGGTCTGAGCAAAAGGTAAATGACTTAGCTTTAGACAGAGAACGTATGGAGATGGATAAGGCTTTAGCTCAATCTGAATCTGAATTAGCTTACCAGAGAGAATTATTTGACGCACAACAAATAGAGGATAAAGTCAAACAAGCAGAGGCTATTAGAGACTTGGAAATGGAGAGGCAAGAAGAGGAGAGAATGAGGCTTCAAGAAATAGTAGATAATGCAAAGGTAGAAACTCAAGCTAAGGTAGACGCACAAATCGAATTAGATGCTTTTTTAGAAGAGAGTAGGCAAAAGAACATAGAAGCTAACAAAGCAGTACTTGAAGCAACGGTAGTAGCAGAGAAAACTGCAAACGATAAAATAATAGATGACGAAAAGAAAAAGCAAGAAAGAAAAAAAGAACTTGCAGAAGCTGCTTTAGGTGCAATAACCAATATAGCAAACCTTCTCGCTTCTGGCAATGAGAAAGATCAGAAAAAAGCGTTTAAAATAAATAAGGCTGTTAGTATAGGTCAAGCAATACAAAATACTGCACAAGGTGTTACTAAGGCTTTTGGTCAAGGTGGTGTTGCTGGTTTTGTTACTGGTGGTTTGGTAGCTGCTGCTGGTGCTGCTCAGATTGCTACAATAGCAAAGACTAAATTTAAAGGTGGTGGACAAGGAGTTGAGAAGCCTAGCACTTCACAAGTTAGCCAAGCTCTTGGTGGTGGATTAGCTGGTGTACAGCCCAGAGGATTTACAAGCCCACTTGCAGACACAGACGTACCGACTACAAAAGTTATTGTTACTGAAACAGATATACGCAGCGTATCAAGAAACGTAGACGGAGTTTATAGTAGAGCAACCGTAGTACAATAGCTTAGACAAATAGTGGACTATTATATAAAAGACTAATTACCCTTTTTTAGTAGTATAGGTATATATAAGTAGATGGACTTACCTTTTATAGAATTTAAGTTAACTGACGAGGTCGAAGGGCTTCAAGCGATAGCTTTAGTAGATAAACCAGCAATAGGGTTAAACTACCAGGCTTTTGCTCCTCACAAATTTGAGGTAATAAATGAAGATAAGCGAATTGTAATGGGTGCTGCAATGGTGCCAGATTTACCTATTTACAGAAGAGACGAGAGAGGTGAATATTACGCTATCTTTAAAAAAGAGACTATCAAAGCACTTGTACAAAAGCTATTCAAAGAGAATAAGCATAACGTATTTAATGAAGAGCATAACGCTTTTAAAATACTTGACGGAGTTTATATATATCAGAGCTTTATAACTGATGCAGAGTTAGGCATTTCAGCCCCCTCTGGTTTTGAGAATGTAGCTGACGGTACTTGGTTTATCGCAGCTAAAGTAGAGAATGACGAAGCTTGGGCAAAGGTTAAAGAGGATGGTATATTAAAAGGATTTAGTGTTGAGGGTGTATTTGATTTAGAGCCGTATAAATTTAAAAAGATGAATAAATTAAACTTAGAGAGTGTTATAAGCACTTTAAAATCTGTGTTCGCAGACGCTGAGGTAGAAGAAACTACGGAGGATAACTTCGCAGAAGCTACTTTAGTTGATGGAACTATCGTAAAATGGGAAGGCGAATTAGCTGACGGAACTGCTCTAGTAGTAGTTATGCCAGAGGGTGAGGTTGCTGCTCCAGACGGAATTCACGAATTATCAGACGGAACTTTAATTGAGACTGCTGGTGGACTTGTTGTAAATATCGAGGCTGCTGCTGATCAAGAAAAGAAAGAAGAGGAAGAGGAAATGTACGACAATGAGTTTACTACTGAAATGGTAAATGAGTTAATCGAGAAAGCTGTGGCTAAATATGCTGAAGCTTTTACTGCATCTCTTGACCTTGTTAAGTCTGAGAACGAAAGCCTTAAAGCTGAATTAGCTGAGGTTAAGAATTCTAAAGAAGAGTTAAAAAATGAGTTTTCTGCTACACTCAACAAAGTAGGAGAGGAATTAGAAGAGATTGCCAAGTCTGAGCCATCTACTGCTTCTAAGCCACAAGAATTTAAGGCACTAACTAGAGCTGAGAGAGCTGCTCAAATGGGTGCTATTTTAAGAGCAAACAAATAAAATAAAAATAGAAAAATGAGTTTTGATGTATCAAGTTTGACAAACTATGTCAACGAACAATCGACAGACTTAATCTCAAGATTATATTTTGAGAAAACGTCAAGTGACTACTTCACACTTCAATCTGGAGTAAAAAAGACTGATGCTTTGCATCTATTAGCAGTTAGTGCATTCCCACAAGATGGGTCTAGTTGTGCTGTTTCTGCTTCTGGTGATGTGACTTTTTCTGACAGAAACTTAACAGTAGGTCAAATTACTTACTTCTCTGGTTTTTGTATGAAAGACCTTATTCCTAAGTACACTCAAATTTTATTGAGAGCTGGAAACGGAGAGACTGAAGATATGGCTTTCGAGGCTGAGGTTGCTGAGTCTGTAATTAAGACTATTATGGAGCATAACGAGGTTGCGGATTGGACTGGAGACACTACTTCTGCAAATGTTTACATTAATCGCTACGATGGTTTAATTAAAATCATTGATGCTGCAACTACTGCCGTAGATGGTAACACTTCTTCTGCTACTGCAATCACTTCTGGTGCTTCTGGTAACGTAGACGGATTGGTTACTGATATCTGTAATGCAAGACCAGCAAAAGTTAAGTCTGCTGCTAATCAAGTGTTATTCGTAGGTCAAGATACTTTTGACAAATACGTAGATACTTTGAACGCTAAAAACCTTTACCACATTAACGCTACTGATTGGGCAAACTATACAGTTTCTATTCCAGGTAAAAACGTTACTTTGGTAGGTGTAGCTGGATTAGACGGAACTAACAGAATGTTCTTAGGAACACAAGAAAACTTCTTCTTAGGTTTTGACTTACAAAACGACGAAGAGGAATTCGATATGTGGTACGATAAGAAAGACGATAAGGTATATTACCGAGTTAAATTTAAAAGAGGATTACAAGTAGCATACCCAGACGAGATAGTTGAATTTACATTAGCATAACCTTTTAAAATAGAATAAAGATTATGGCGTGTAATTTAACAACTGGTTTTTCGGTAGGGTGTAATGATTCAATCGGTGGTGTAGCAGAATTCTGGATAGCAAATATGCCGTCTGACTTTGCTGCAAATACTGACGGAAGTGGGGAGGTAACTGGTCTAGTTGGAAATGGACTAGATTATCACAAATTTGAGTGTACTAACGCTCAAGGTGCTTCTTCTGTAATGAATGACAATCCTACTGTAAACGATGCAAACGGAACAAGCTTTTTTGATCAAACAGCGACTTACGTTCTCAACAAAATGGAGAAAGCTAAGCGTAATGAGGTTAAAATGATAGCAAGAGCCAAGATGAGTATTATTATCAAGGATAATAACGGTACTTACTGGCTAATGGGTGAAACTAACGGAGTGAGATTAGTTTCTGGCGATAACGGAACTGGAACAGCTTTAGGAGATAGAAATGGTTACAGCCTTTCTTTCCAAGCTCAAGAGCCAGAGCCAATGCCGATAGTAACTGCTACTATCCCAGAATTATAAGAGAATCTAACTCTAAATAGAAATACAAGCCCACTTCTTAATTGGGGTGGGCTTTTTTAAAATATTAAAATGGACATAATAGATAAAGACGCTACCAATTACATTTATTGCAATATCTCTAACGAGGTAGAGAATTCTTACTACACTATGTCTATTCAAAGTGCTGAGTACGAAGTAAACGCTACTCTAGCAGCTCCATCTGGAGTAAATAATAGGTACGTTAAATTTACGTTAGTTGAGGGGACTCAAGATTTACCTAACGCCACAATAGAGCTACCTAACAACGGAGATTATCCGTATAAGATAATAAATGCCACTACATTAGGTGGAACAGAGGGGATTGAGATACATAGGGGTATATTAAGGTTAAAACAACCAAAAGAAACAGTATATTCGTACACAGACGAACAGAATACATACATTTATGAATAAGTTTCCAATTATAACGGAATTTGCCTCGCAAGAAGTGCCTAAATTCTTAGAAAAAAAGAATAAAAATATAGTATGGTTTGGGGTAGATAATATGTACCCTTATGAGCTAATAGACCTATACAACGATAGTAGCACTCATAACGCTATTATTAATGGTAAAGTAGGCTATACTGTTGGTAATGGATTAGAGGGAGAGGATTTAGAAACTAAAAAATGGTTAAGCCAAGCTAATATAGACCAAGATTGGACTTCTTTAATGAAGAGCTTATCGCTTGATTATGAGATATTCAACGGCTATGCTATTGAAGTAATTAAAACTAAGGTCGGAAATCAGTACCACCATATTGACTTTGCAAATATTAGAGTAGGTTTAGACGGCTCTATTCAGTATGCAGATGATTGGATTACTGACAAAGGTTTAAAAAACTCAAAACCTCATATTCAATATTTAGAAAGATATAACCCTAGAGATCTAGAACAAAAAAGAGGTGTTATTTACCACGTTGATTATAGACCTAATCTTAAATACTATCCTTTACCAGTTTATGTCGGCTCACTTGCTGAGATTAAGACTGACGTACAGATAGGAGATTACTGGTTAAATGAGGTAGAAAATGGCTTTGTAGGAGGTACATTAATACAGCATAATAACGGAGTACCAGAAACTAAAGAAGAGGCAGAAACTTTTGAGAAAGCATTCCAAGAAAAGTTTGGTAAAGCTACTGGAACTAAAATAGTACACTTATTTAGCCCAGCTAAAGATAATAGTAGTGAGATTACTAGCTTGAATGGTAATGACTTACACGAAAGGTATATAGAGATGTCTAAAAGGGTTAAAGAATCTATATTTATTGGGCATAGAGTTACTAATCCTATATTGTTTGGAGTAAAAGAGGAGGGGCAATTAGGTGCAAGAAATGAGCTTGATTTAGCTTACGAAATATTTACCAACACTTACATAGCTGAAAGACAAAATACTTTACTTAGAACTATAAAAAAATTAGCTTTTTACGAAATACAAAGAACAGATATTGAGATTATACCTCTTAAACCTATTGACGTTATAGACTTAACTAGTGATATTATCTTAGCTAACCTTGATAGAGAAGAGATTAGAGAGCTTATTACAGACCAAACTGGATTAGAGCTTAAAGAAGCTATTGAAGAGCCAGTAGAGATGAATGAGGATTGTGGTTGTGGTGAGTTTAAAGAGCCTTGCTGGAATGGGTATGAAATGATAGGGATGAAACTAAAAAATGGAGTTTTAGTACCTAATTGCGTACCAGAAAAGATGTCGCAAGATCTTGCTAAAATTGTAAGAGATGACAAGCCTTTATTTGATACAATAGAGGAAGCAGAGAGTGTAGCTAAGCAGATAGGATGTGAGGGTTATCACGAACACGATATAGACGGACAGACCTGGTATATGCCTTGCTCTACTCATTCAGAGATTAATGACAAGAATTTAGAAGGGTTTGATGCTATAACTAAATTTGAGACGTATAACGATTATCCAAAAGCAGCTAGGAGAAACGCACAGACAGCCTTAAATTGGGCTGAAAAGAACGGATGGGGGTCTTGCCTAGAGGCTACTGGAAAACGTCGTGCAAACCAACTCGCAAAGGGAGATAATATCAGCCGAGATACGATAGCTCGTATGGCAGCATTTGAAAGACATAGACAAAACTCTAAAAAGAAATTAGGCGATGGATGTGGCAGATTAGCTTGGTTAGCTTGGGGTGGCGATGAGGGTATCGCTTGGGCTCAGAGAAAGCTAAAGCAAATAGATGCTGAAAAGATGTCTGCTTGTAGCTGCTTTTCTAATGACGAGGATATAAGCCACTTATTTGATAAAATAGGAGTACCAGAAAAAGATTACGAAATAGTTGAAAATTTTAATATTAATTTTGATTCTGACGGAAGCCCTATTGAGTTTGCTACCGAAGAGCAAGGGATATTACAAAGAGTGCTTAAAACAATACTTACAAACCCTTTAATAGCTGCGACTGGTATATCTGACGCATTAGGTCTTAATTTTGAACAGCTAGTAGGTGCAATAAATATCCTAAATACTTCTGATTTAATTACAGTAGAGGGTAGCGATATAGGCTTGACTAATATAGGGGAGAGAGTAGCAAAAACAATAGACGTACCAGAAACAGAGGTAAAGTATAGATATGAATTAAGACCAGATGCACCACCTTTAAAACCAGGAGGTAAATCAAGGGACTTCTGTAAGAAAATGATGGCTAAAAAGAAGCTATATTCAAAGAAAGAAATTGATGTTTTAAGGAATGGTATGAAATCTAGTGGCATAGCAGACGTTACAGATGTTTGGTTAGCTAGAGGTGGTTGGTATAGAAAGCCTAACACAGATGTATCTGTACCTTATTGCCGTCATATATGGAAACAAGTAATCGTTAGAAAGAAATGATATTAATAGTAAGCCCAGCATTTATAAAAGAAAATACGGTACTACATTACAATGTAGACGATGGCTACTTAAAGCCGTTAATTGATAGCATTCAAAATACCTTTATTCGCCCTATTGTGGGTAGTGCTTTATTTGATGAGATACAAACGCAAATAAAAACTAATAGCGTTAGTTCTTTAAACGAAACTTTGATTAAAGAGTATATGCGAGATGCTTTGAAATGGGAGGTTTGCCATAAATATACTCGTATTGGTACTTATAAATTGAGAAATAAAGGTGCTGGTACAAAGTCTGGGGATAACTTTACACCACTAAGCGAGGGTGAGCTTGTAGTGGCTAAAAATATATATAAGGATAACGCAGATTTTTATCGTAGAAAATTGCAGTTATATTTGAAAGAGAATGAGAATGATTACCCACTCTATAAAACCCCACCAGATGGACTAGATGTGGTACACCCAGAACACGACACTAAATGGCGAAGTCAATTTATATTATAAGAAAGGAAGAGAAATTAGAGAAATATGTCGAAAAGTTTAACCATAAAGAACATAAGGACAATAATGGAGGGCATAAAGTCAGAACATCCACAAATAAACACAATCCTAAAAGGTAATATTTGGGACGTAGATTTAACAAAAGATGTTACTGGAAGCTACCTTATATACGATATTGTCAATATCACTCCTAATGGGTTTAACGGAATAGATTACTCTTTAGATATATTTTTATGCGATAATGTTACAGAGATCAACACAGAGTCAAACGAGGTAAGCGTACAAAATGAGTGCTGCTTAATCGCTCTGGATATAATGAGCATATTTGAAAACTATAACAAGGCAAGTTATGCCGACAAAGATTTAGCTTTGGTCTTGAATAAGACTTGGAGCATACAACCATTTACCGAAAGATTTGATAGTCTATATTCTGGAGCTGCGATTAGTATGTCGCTAAGCTCGGCTTATGGCTACGCAAGATGTAAAATACCAACTTAATAAAAAAATGACAACGACTGAATTACAATTATCAAGAAATGGACAGAAATGCGTAACTGGAGACGTTACCTTTACTGCCTCAGACAAAGTAGCATATATCGTAGTAAATGCGGATGCTACCTTTAGTAACCTAACCGACCAATCCGACAACGATATTCTAACCGAAAGTGCCTTAGGTGGTGTAACGCTATCTACTGGTATGATTATTTCTGCTAAAAATGGCGGAATGATGAAGAGAGTTAATGTATCGTCTGGGTCTGTTTTAGCTATATTCGGATAGTGTATAGCTACGGATACCAATACGGAACTAAGACTAAACGGATATCAGAAGGTCAACTGATATTTGAAGAATACGAGGTGCGTGTAGAAGCCGACGGAGGTGTGGTAGAAAATAGAAGTTGTGTAATTAGAGACCTAAATAAATTAATATGAGTACGATAGATAAAGCAAGTTTAATACAGATACCAAGTGGATATAAAAACGGAAAGCTATACTCGGTAAAACCTACTCCAACGTATGGGAGTGAGTTGGTTACTAATGGGGATTTTAGTAATGGATTAACAAACTGGATTGTTGATGATGGAACATCGTGGACTAATGTAAATAATACTGCTTTTTGCGATGGAAATAACGGATTAATAACACAAAATCATACATCTACTCAAAATAAAGTTTACAAAATTACTTTTGATACAATAGCTACAAATTCTTCTGGTAAAGAGTTAGGTGTTAGAATTGGTGGTGGTGCATATGCTTGGAACTTATACCCAACTGGTACATACACTATTTACGTTACTGCTGGAAGTAATAATTCACAAGGTGTTTTATTTTATGCAGTTAATGGTTGGACTGGCTCAATAGACAATGTATCAGTCAAAGAAGTATTAAATGATGGCGACTTTGATTTCTCTCGTTCATCAAGTGCAACGAGGGTAAATAGTGAGGGGTTGATTGAGACTGCTCAAGTTTTAGGTAGTGAGCAAATAACTGGATTTACTAATGGTACAACATATCCTTTCACAACATTTGTAACGTCTGGAAATAATATTACAAGTGCAATTATATCTTCTGCTTTTGCTGGGACTGTATCGAATAGCATAAATTTAACTTCTGGCGAAGTTTATAAAGTTAGTTTTGATTATGTTAAAAATAGTGGTGATGATTTAAGAGTTGTATTTAGTAGCTCTGCTTCTGGTGCTGGAGGGCAGATAAGTAATGTTGAGAATATAAGTGTAAGTGGGACTTATAATTTATATTTTACAATAACATCCACAACAACTGGATATTTACAAATGGGTACTGGCAGCGGCTCTCATTCTTTAAATATTGCTATAAATAATATATCTGTAAAAAAATCTACTCAAAATGATGTACCTCGCTTGGATTATAGCGATGGAAGTTGTGCGAGTTTATTGTTGGAACCGCAGTCAACAAATTTGATTACCTATTCGAGTGATATAGGTTCTAATAGTTTTAGCGTAATAGGCACATCTATACAAT